AGTTCCGTGGTTCTGCAGGTGTAACAGTTGCAGTGGCCAGCGATGACGCTACACACGGTGATAGCGTATTAGTAAGTTTGAGCAGTGTTCCAAACAGCTCATTGGCTAACAGCAGTATTACTATTAACGGTACAGCAATTAGCTTAGGCGGTTCTGGATCAATCAATACTAGTGCTATCAGCGAAAGTGGTAACTTGTATTACACAGATGCTCGCGCTCGCGCAGCCATTACAGGCGGAACAGGTGTTACTGTTAGCACTGGTGTTGTGAGTATTGGCCAAGCAGTTGGTACAGGCAGTAGCGTTCAGTTCAACGCAATTGGTATCGGTACAGCAGCAGGCGCCACAGCTGGTACAATTCGTGCTACAAACGAAATTACAGCTTACTACTCAGACAAGCGCCTAAAAGAAAATATTAAGCCAATTGAAAATGCTCTTGCCAAGACATTACAGTTACATGGTGTTACTTATAACGCCAACGATGTAGCTGCAAGTTTTGGTTATACAAACAAAGAAGCACAAGTTGGTTTGTTAGCTCAAGACGTTAAAGCAGTTCTTCCAGAAGTAGTTGTACCTGCTCCGTTTGACCTAGTCGTTCGAGACGGCAAAGAAGTCAGCAAGTCTGGTCAAGATTTCATGACTGTTAAGTATGAAAAGATTGTTGCTCTTCTAGTAGAAGCAATCAAGGAACTTAACGACAAAGTCGAAAGTCTAGAAGCCCAACTTGGTGGATCTAAGTCACTATAATCAATGACACAGGGAGACTATGTCTCCCTAGTCTAGATTAAATGATAAATAAATCAGCATAGGAGATTTACTGAGATGGCTATTTTACCAGCAACTGGTTCCGAAATTGTTATGGGTCGTGTTAAACAAGCGTATACTAACGTTGCCCCCGGTGCAAGTCAAAACATTACACTAAGTGGAACACTTGGTGCATACATGGGTCACACAGCAGGAACTCAAATTAGTTTAAGTTCACGTTTTGGCGGACAAACAACACCTTACGCATACTAAAATTATAATTAGAAAAACATCTATAAATACCTCAAACTAGTTTGAGGTATTTTTTTATGGCCACTAAAACATCAAAATCTGCTGGCAATGCATTACAGCCAATGTTCGACCTTTGCCCGCACTTTAGCCAAAGCGAATTTGAATTAACAAATTTTTCCGTTTCCACAGGAGTTTCTTATCCAAGATTTATTATTAATACAATAAACAGGATTCGAAAGATAGACAGTGATTTGGAATCTGAAAAGAGAACGTTCGAGCGTAATGTTCTTCTAGAAGAAAAACGACAATTAGAAGACTTTTTAAGTAAACAAGACACTAACAAAGTAGAAACATCTTTAAAAAATTGGCAAGGCATTGAACAAGAATATTGGGTAAATTATTTAGGAAAAATTGCTGCCATAGAAATTCTGACATCCGGAAAACCTTCAGCTGAAACAATGGATAAGATGGTAAAACTTCCTGAAGATGCATATATCACATCTACTCAAATCTGCGTCAAGTTAGCTAATGCAATTCGTGAAGCTACAGTTAAGGCAGAAGAAGCAGTGGGAGTATTTAAAAATCAAGAAAATTCCAATGCTCCTAAAAAACTTGTTCTGAAAAAAGTTAAATGACCGAAGACATTCGTATAGCAGTATGCGTTCCTACTAGGGACATAATGCACAGTTCTTGTGCTTATTCTCTGTATAATCTAGCAACCAGTTTAACTGAATACGGAATTGAACATAAGTTATTTGTTAGTCCAGGAACATTAATTGCTAATCAAAGACACGAGTTAGTTTTATCTGCTCAAGAATGGGGCGCAACTCATGTTATGTTTATCGACAGCGACATAGAGTTTAGTCCTTATCATGTCATTGATTTAATCGAGTTCGACGAAGAAATTGTAGGAGCTGCTTATAGCAAACGAGTCGAACCGATAATCCCTACGGCATGGCACAAAATAGATGATTGGGACAGTTATATCAAGGTAGAAGAACAAACAGAAAGCCATATCAAAATAGAAGCTATGGGCTTAGGCTTTTGTTTGATAAAGACGTCTGTCTTTGAACGTTTGGACTTACCTTGGTTTCAATTGGGTTTTCATAATAATCAATATACCGGAGAAGATATTGAATTTTTTAGAAAGTGCAATGACAACAGTATACCAATTTGGCTCGATATACAAATCACATGCGAGCTTAGTCATTTAGGCACAAAGAGATTTAAAGTCGTTGACGATATTGAAATAAACCTTGCCACTTAACTAACCATCTGTTCAGTCTGATGATGTTAGTTTCAGCTGCCGCCATATTTTTTGCATCTACAAAATATCTTTGAACAGCCAAATCTTTTTCTGTATTTTCTATTAGTAAGCTCAAGGTCTTATCTTCTTGACTGAGCAGTAATTTTATAATGGGATGAGTGATTTCTTCGTTGTTAAGAAGATGTTGTGTTTGTAAATACCAACGTTCTACATAACTAGTTTCTGGTTTGAATAGACTATTAAGCAGAGGATTGTTTAGCCTGTTGTCCCAACAGTAATATAAGTCTATAGATCTAGCTACCTTAAGCGGCTTTTCTGTCTTCGGAAATGGTATTATCTCTGCTGCCATTCTTTTTATCCACCCACGTATAAAAGTTCTTAAATTTAGTTTTCAGTCTGGTTGATCCTAACATTTGTCTGACTTTAGGATGTAGCGGACCAGGTAGCCCGTCTATATCAGTCCATGCATAACCACTGTTTTCCCAATTTAAATCTGGTATAAATTCTTTGCCCACTAAGACAATATAAGTGTCATAGATAAAGTCTTTACTGCGACTTTGATAACTGTGCAAAGGTAATATTTTTTTAATTTTTGTTAGATTAAGTTCTTCTTCTAATTCTCTTAGTAGAGCATCAACTATGGCCTCATTAACCTCTACCTTACCCCCGGCGAATGTCCATGTGCCTGGATGACTTTCATGAGGAGAGCGTAGCACAGTCATTACTTTGCCAGACTCTTCGCTGACAATAATTGCTCCTACTCCTCTAAACTGTTTCACAGATATAATCTCCACCAACCATGTTGATATGTGCCTTCGACAGCACTAATCCACTGACCATTACGCCACTCATATAATAAGTTCGATGCTATATTTAACACCACTGCATTAGAATTACTAGCACTATCAAACGATACTATCCAGTTACTTCCGTTATATTCGACGATGTCGTTAGCCTTAGCATTAATAACTCCCCACTGACTTCCGTTAGGCACATCGTTGATTACAAGATATCGTTGACCTAGAGACGCCGCCGGTAAGTTTTTTCCTGGAGCTACTTTAATAGGATTAATTACAGCAGATATTGCAGGAATAGTAGCGTCTGGCAGTGTGTTAATGTCTATAGTAAGATTTAATATATTAGGATATCCATCTTCTATGCTATCTATCGTAGCAATAATGTCCTGACTAAAATCACTAGGGTCGGGCCCTCTTCTTAGCCTTAGATTACTAATACCAAATTTTATTTCTCCGTAAGGCTTTAATACGTTTTCCCAAGTTAATGGATTACCCTGTTCATCAGTAGTGCCACCACCTCTACTTAATATAGTAGCACGATTGCCTTCGATGCTGGCCTGCAATTTTAAATCGTCGAAAGTTACAACAACCCATTCTTTATTAGGTATTGGGTTGCTAGGATCCCACTCAAAAATATCTTGATTTTGTTTTCTTTTAATTTCAGTTAGAATAGTATGTATTAAAGTCTGACGCTTGACCTTAGCAGGAGGGTTGATCAAAATAGGCAGTGTAAAGTTTAGTGCAGCCACATCAATAATATCGTCGGTACCTTGCGGCACTTGACGAGCACTCCATACTACGTTAACTAACTCAATAAAAGTCAAATTGCTCCAGTCGAACGGGTTATCGTTTGTTTTCAAGTTAATACTAGGATTAAACAAAACTAACAACTGTTCCATGAGCTGTAGCTTTTGATCAGTGTTACTGGTCCATATATCGACCTGCACAGTCAGGTCGTAAGGTACTGGCATATAACGTTCGATGGTATAAGTATTACCTACTTCGTCGTCAACATATTCTCCTGTTTGATAATTAAACTTTTTTTCGTAAACTTGAACCTTATCAACGTGGGTGGGGTTCATTCTACGTTCTGCGCTAATTTGCAAATCTGTAACATATACGCTGATAAAAGGCACAGTATTAATCATGTTTTCACTTTGATTCTTCATGATGTGAGCAGCCATACGATTAATGTCACCATAGCGCACAGGAACTTGAATATAACTTTCTTGCCCGTTTCTATCTTTGCCAGTTTTTATACTGAAGCCTCCTAGTATACGCATGAACTGTGTCAAATAGCGTCTTATTTGTTCATCGTAAAAAAATTGCATGATTAGTAATCTACCTTAGGTTTAATAACTTGGCTTAGTGCTTGACGTTCTGGCATCTCTTCGCCACCTACTACTGTTATAGATTTATTATTAATAAATGGTGCGGCATTCAGGACGTTATCTCTTAAATCAACAGGACCAGACTGAACATCCATACGCTGCCAACGAGTGCCCCTATAGGCAAACAGCACAGGCGGATTATAGTCTACACGTAAAAAGAAATCGCCCTGTTTCGGATTCAACGGGAAGCTCAAGCCCTGACTTATATCTTCACCGTGATCGTAAGTTGGGTTAGCGCCTTCTTGATATTTCTTTGTAGTGTCTTGTAATATATTTTTGCCGTCATCTAATATAGTGGGGGCTAATTGTTCACCACGCTCAACAATCGCGTTGCTAATTTTTAATTCTTGTTGATAAGTGCTGAGTGCTTCTTTTAATGTATCAACACCATTGTCTGCTTTATTTTGTAGAATATCTCTGTATTCTTGAGCGTCAGTCATTGGACTAGCTTTGATACGCCAAATGTGTGGATACCAAGTTTGACTAAAGCCTTCGGCAGCTCGAGCAGCATCTTGAATCACGTAAAATTTATTAATAGCTGGCTTGGTTTGGTCTAATAATAAGTCATCCCGAACATGCGGTAATTCAATGACGTCCCCAGCCATTAGTTTACGGCCCATTCGTTCAACCATATCGTTGGTATGAAAGGTTATAAAAATAGTATCAGCACTTAGGAACAATCCGAACTGCGTTAAATCAAAATCCTGGTCTCCTACATTGTAGACACCGCGGAGTTCGTAAACATCTGGGTCGTATATACGGTCTCTGTTTTCCAAAAATAACAAGTCTTGTATTTTGGTTTCGTTAAGTATATCGTCGGCACGATGATTTGGTTTAGTTGGGTCAGTGCTGGCACCTTGATCAGCAGGCTGTAGGTATTTGTGAACCAATACCGCAGTCCCGCCAACCAAAAATTGTTCGCGGATCACCCGATCCATGAAATGGAAATCGTTGGTTTTTTCGTTTTTCCAAAGGCTTAGTCTTGGCATAGTCTAGTATTTACCTGCTTTGAAACGGTTTTGATTATTTGACACAAATTGGTAAAGGTCTTATAATACAAATATGGACATAGAAATTCACACAAAATCTGCTGAAAAACGCAGATTATTAGAATCCTTTGCAAAGGTATATGCAAAGCTCTTAAATATTGAACACCGCAATGGTGCTATAATAATAGCTACTAAACGAGATGTTCGTTCTGAGCACGAAGCTGAGGGTTTGACCTTGGGCATGGGCAAAGATATTTTTATTTTCCTACAAAGTGATCTGGGCCTAGGAGATACCCTAAGGGTTTTGGCGCATGAGATGGTTCATGCTAAACAGCACCTTTTAGGACAGATCAAATACCAAGTCCATCGTGGCAGGACCCAAACATACTGGATGGGTCGACTAAACAAGAACGACTACCTGCGTCAACCATGGGAAATTGCCGCATACAGGCAAGAGTCCATTTTGATGCATCGAGCAGTTCAAATCATTACTAAAGGAATGTAAATGGCAACCAAACGTTCTACAAAAACTACAGACAAAGTGGCTTGGCGCTTTGAAGCCCCTGCCAAAACCGTACCTTATCGCGATACTGATGCAAAGTATGTAGGCGATGAACCAATTTATCCTGAGATAGAAACTCAGCGCACATGGTCGCCTTCGGAATACCAAACTAAACTGATGCGCTCGCTAAATTGGTATGCTCATACACAGGATAAGAAAAAGAGTGCAGAATGGTTAGCGGCATTTTTGGATCGTAATCCTCGTCGTGCCAAGCTGGCTTCGGCAGTTCGTCGTGGCGATGTATGGCCCGGGTCTACCATCGGCTTTGCACTGAGAGCAGGTCGTGTAGGTCTAGAGCTCCGCTTTGGTACACTGCGTACCATTATTAAGCACATTAAACAAGCAGAATTGGAACGAGAAAAAGGCAGCGGCCTTTCGCCCAAGGAAGAAGTTAAAGAAGAAAAGAAGCAGACCTTTAATATTCAAGAACGTCTTGCTGAAAAGACTGCGGAGTGTGGTGGCGAAATAGAAGGTCGCTTTGACGACTTTATTACTACACAAGAGTTCAAAGGTGAACCTAAAACTATTGAACTACTAACACAATACAATGTGCAGCCTGCTCATGTCAAAACAATTATTTCTTTAGCAGAAAAACGCATCAAAGAATACGAAGAAGTAGTCACTACCAAAGACGGTCAGATGCTGGAAGCATACAAGCATTATGGTAAGCGCCAATTGACTGCGGTTATTAAGTGGTGGACACAAGTTATTACAGACTGCAACAGCTACGGCGTTATTAAGAAAGCCAGCAAAGCACCTCGTAAGGCCAAGGCAGTTAGTCCAGAGAAGATGGTCAGTAAGCTCAAGTTTATGAAGGAGTTTGCTGAACTCAAACTTAAGAGTATTGAGCCTACACAGATAGTCACTGCTACAGAACTTTGGGTTTACAACACTAAGAACCGCAAGTTGGGCATTTATATTGCAGACCAATATGCAGGTGCTCTGGGTGTTAAGAACAGTGCTATTACAGGATTTGATGCCGCGGCCAGTGTGCAGAAAACTCTGCGTAAGCCTAAGGATCAACTTAAAGAATTCAGTGCAAACGGTAAGCCAGCCGCTAAGAAGTGGTTTAAAGGTGTTAAGAGCATTGAGACTAAACTCAACGGACGTATTGGTGTAGACATTATTCTTTTGAAGGCATACAAATGAAAAAGACATTACTATCAACTTTATTAGGTTCAATAGTATTAACTGCCTGCGGCGGTGGCGCAAGCCAAGTTACACCTCCAGTTGATCCGAATAAGCCTTGGTCACTGACTAAAATTGCATCGGCCGGAAGTGTGCCGTCTGATGCTACAGGGTGTGGTAGTTATGATATTGTTACCCGCGGGGACTTGAACAACGACGGTCATGACGACATTCTAATTGGGCCCAAGGCTCGATACCAGCCAGCTAATGGTTGTAGTGACCCTGGCTTCACTAAACCAATTATAGCCTATTACAATCCATCAACTAAAACTTATAATGCCACGGTTGCCACTCAGTCGGTACTACCAGAAATGCAGTGGATGTCTGTTGCAACGATTGGAGATTTCAATGGCGATGGTTATGCTGATGTGTTTGCAGTAGGCACAGGAACAGATTACGGTCAGCCCTGTGGCGAAGCACCTGTTTTGTTACTGGGCTCTAATAATGGTCTAGTAAATATGTCCCATTTGTTGCCTAGATTTGCCAGCTACTCACATCAGGCTGCTTGGGGCGACTTTAATGGCGACGGAAAAACAGACTTTGTTATATTGAATAACTGATGCCACTGATCCCAAGTATGCAGAGTGCTCTTATCGCAGGCATCCTGGTTCAAATGAATCTTGGCTAATTACTTCTACGGGAAATACTTGGACATATTCTGCTCTTAGAGTTTCCGACAAAAACGGAAATGTTGTAATTAACGGCAATCAAAGTTTTAATAGTGCAGTAGCCGGCGACATTAATGCTGACGGAAAAACAGACATTGTTACAATCGGAGGCAATTGGGGTTCTTTGGCACAGCAAAATATTACACTTGTAGGCAACGGACAGGGCGGATTTGTAGCAGAATCTACTTTCATCGAAAAACCGTTCGGTGACAATACAGTAGGAATTAATGTGTCCCTTCGACAATTAGATTCTACCAGTCCGTTGGAAATGGTAGTTAATTATGCAGAACATCCCGGCGGACAAGCTCTACCATTTCAAAAGAGTCTATATAAGATCTTTTCTTACAATACAACAACATCAACTTGGGCAAGTGTTACAGATCAATATCTAGCAAATAAAAATTCTTCTGAAACAGATTTAACTTATTGTGCTAGATTTTATTGGGCAGATTTGAACGCAGATTCAAAAGATGACTTTGTCTGCACAACGATCAATGCTCTAAAAACAGATGATATTAGCGCAATCAGTCCTAGACTGTGGCTACGCACAGCAAATAATAAGTTTGAGCCTGCTTATCACGAAGGATTCAGTATTATCGGAAAAATGGCCAGTCCTACACCTGTAAAAGTAGATGGTAAAATTAAAATTGTAGGAATGAGTAGCAAAGGTTTCAGGTCTCTAATTCAGTTTGATATAGCAGAATAAATTTCTCTAAATAAAATCTCCCGATAAATACAATATCGGGAGATTTTTTATGGGTATTAAAGACGACACAATCAAAGATATTGAGCT